AAGAGGAGATGGAAAACAATCAAGAGTTTTTACACACATAGATGATATTGTTAGTGCATTAATTAAAATAGGAAACCAAAATAGATGTAAAGAATGGCATTTGAGTTCCAAAAAAGATTACACTATTAATAAAGTTGCAGAGATGTTTTCAAAAGAAGTGGAGTATATTGATGAAGCAATAGGAGAACGAGAACATTCTACAATTATAGAAAGCGATACAGAGGAATTATTAGAATGGGAATGTAAACAAGATTTAGAAACATATATCAAAAACTTTAAAAATGGAACAAAATAGAACACAAATAGCAAAGGACAGAATGTTGAAAGCCCTTGAAGCATCACTAGGAGTAGTAACCACAGCATTGAAAAAAACTGAACTATCACGCACAAATTTTTATAAATGGCTCAAAGATGACGAGGAGTTTGCTCAAAAAGTGGAGGAAATAGAAAGCATGCAAAAGGATTTTATCAAGTCTAAATATTATGAATGTGTGAGTGATAAAATACCAAGTGTAGTAATACACGCAGCCAAAACAAGATTAGGTTGGAATGAAACCAATAGGCTTGACATAACATCAGATAACAAAGGAATTCACATACCAATAATTACATTCTTTGAAACTGAATAACAAATACAATGCACTATTTAATTCTGATTGTAGATATTTTATCATAACAGGGGGTAGAGGTAGTGGAAAATCTTTTGCTGTAACAGTTTTTTTAACATTACTCACAATGAGTAAAGGTATCAGAATTTTATTTACAAGATTTACAATGGTATCTGCTCATTTATCAATTATCCCTGAATTTTTAGAAAAAATAGGATTGCTTGGGTATCCTGATGGAACATTTCATATTAATAAAGCCGAAGTAATAAACAACACAAATAGTTCAGACATATTATTTAGAGGGATAAAAACATCTAGTGGTAATCAAACAGCAAGTCTAAAATCTTTACAAGGGATTAATTGTTGGGTATTAGATGAAGCAGAGGAATTAATAGATGAGGATATATTTGACACTATTGATTTAAGTATAAGAGATAAAAACAACCAAAATAGAGTCATACTCATATTAAATCCCACCACAAAGGAACATTGGATATATAACAGATTTTTCCAAGACAAAGGAATAGAAAGTGGCTACAATGGTATTAGAGACAATGTGTGCTACATTCACAGCACTTATAAGGATAATATATTAAATCTATCTGAAAGTTTTTTAGAAAGGCTTAAAAGGATAAAAGAGACCAACTATAAAAAATACAAACATAAGATATTAGGTGGGTGGTTAGACAAAGCAGAGGGGGTAGTATTTGAAAATTGGACATTTGGGGAATTTAACCCTGATGGATTACAAACATCTTGTGGTATGGACTTTGGATTTTCAGTAGACCCTGATAGTTTGACAGAAGTTGCTATTGATAAAAAGAAAAGGAAAATATATGTTAAAGAACATATCTATAAAAATGGATTAAAATTACACGACTTGGCTAAAATGGTAATTGATAGGGTAGGAAATTTGTTAATCATAGCAGATAGTGCCGAACCAAGATTGATTGAGGACTTAAAGCATTTAGGGATAAACATAAAACCTGTAAAAAAAGGAACCATAGAAAGTGGTATCACAAGAATGTTAGATTTTGAGTTGATAGTTGAGCCAAACAGTAGTAATATTGCAAAGGAACTTAATAATTATGTATATGCTGATAAAGGGAGTAAATTATATGTTGATTCATACAATCACAGCATTGATGGAATACGCTATAATGTTATGTTCCATTTGAACAATCCAAATTTAGGCAAGTATTATGTCCAATAAAAAAAAAGGAGCATATTAAATATGACTCCCCTTTCATTACAATCAAGTATTACAAAAACTAGGCAAATATAAGATAATAAACTAAAATCACAAATTTTCTATAACTAAATACAATGAAAGTAAATATTGAACAAAACGGGAAAAAAGAATCATACTCACTAATTAATAGTTGGGAGGATGTAACATTGGAAAAATGGATAGAACTCCAAACATTTGAGGGTTATAGTAATTCCAAAAAAGCAGAGGAAACTATTATAGCATTATCCACAATACCAAGACAATTATTAAAAAAACTTGATATCAAAGATGTTGCAGGTATTTTAGGTAAAATGGCTGAATACCAAACACAAGCAGATAAATCATTAATTCGGATAATTGAGATTGATGGAGTAGAATATGGGTTCCACCCTGATTTAGATAGCATAACATTAGGGGAATATGCTGACTTGGAAACATATATAGCAGATAGCACAGAAAAGAATATTTGCGAGATTATGGCTATATTATATAGACCAATAAAAGAAAAAAAAGGAGATTTATACAAAATAGATGCATACGATGGGGAGATACATTTAAGGGCAGAGGAGATGAAAAAAATGTCAGCAGAACAAGTTCATTCAGCACTGGTTTTTTTTTGGACTTTAGTGAGCGTGTTCATAGAGATTACTCCATCATATTTGATAACAACGATGACGGAAATGACAGCGCAATCGCAACAGAAAGTTTCTCCGAAAAGTGGGGTTGGTTTGGAGTAATGCATAGATTATGTAATGAGGATATTAGTAAATTAGATATAGTATCAAAAATAAATTTATTTGAAGCACTAACTTGGTTAACTTATGAAACAGATTTGGAAAGTCAAAACAAAGCAAAATTAAATGAGCGTAAACAATAAAACATATAATAATGTAATTAATACATTAAGCAGAATTGGACAATTTCACGACCAAATTCATACTGTATCCACAGGAGACATATATGATATTGATTTAGAAAAGGAAACTAAATTCCCAATAATGCACATAAATCCGACAAATGTAACAACAGGAGAAAGCGAATTGGTATATAATTTTCAAATATTTGTTATGGACTTGGTATCTGAAAAAGATAATTGGCCAACATACCAACAGCAAGGATTAACCAAAAGAGTAGATACCAAAGATAACTCTCAAGAGGTATGGAATCAAACTCTACATATTGCAACAGATATAATAGGAATGCTACGACATAGCACTTGGCAATCAATGAATGGGATTAATGATATAAACCAACCAATCTATTTTACAGAAGGACAATTTAATATTGAACCATTTCAAGAAAGATTTGACAATTTAACTTGTGGTTGGGTATTTAATCTTGGAGTAAGAGTAATGTATGATTTTCAAACTTGTGAAATACCTGTGTTTGAGGAGGGCGCAGGATATTAATATGAAATTCAAAATAGGTAAATATATAATAGAAATAGGATTTTTCAAAATAACAATTAAATTTTAAATAAAAATGGCAGATTTAACAACAACAATTTCAGAAAGTGTACTCATTAATGGTTCGGTCAGAGGGTCTACTAATACACACACAATAACAGACATAACTCATGTAGGGGAAAGAGTAGTGGAATGTCCTGCAGGAGTGGAGGAAACAGGATTACAAACTATAATAGGAACTTGGGCAAGTGCTACAAGTGCTACACCATATCAGAGTTTTGACTATAATGATAGTGAATATATTAGAGTGACTAATTTATCTCAAGAAACTACAATACAAGTGGCATTTGTTTCTATAAATCAGGATTCAAATTGTTTACCTGCAAAAACAGCAGACTCTTGTAGATTCCAATTAAGACCAGGGGAATCAGTTATGATGTGGGAAACTGAAAATGGTAAATTAGGAGAAACATCAATCCCAAAATGGAATTTAATTCCTACCAATTTATCATATATCGAAGTATGGAACCCAACATTTGGAGAATCAGCAAAATCCGTAGATGTAGAGATGTTCACAGCGAGTAAGAAATAAAATGAATTCTGTCAATGCTAATATTGAAAGATATCTAACATCTTGGGGAAAGGAGGTAATTAAAAAAGCCAAAAGAAATTTACAAGATGGAGGTAAAGGTGGGGGAAATTTGGAAAAATCTTTAAAAGCAGTTGTAAAAGAAAGTCCAAATGGTTCAATGTCAGTAGAATTTATGATGGCTGATTATGGTACATTTGTAGATAAAGGAGTGAAAGGTGCAGGGGGAGAAATCAAGACAGGCAAACACGCAGGACAATGGGGGGGTAGGAGATGGTTCATAAATTACAAAGGTAAGCGTCAGGATAGTCCATACAAATATGGAACAGGCACAGGAGCCAAAGGAGGAATGAGTAAGGGTATTGGTTCATTTATAAAAAAGAAAGGACTACAACCAAGAAATGAAAAAGGACAATATCAATCCCCATTAGGATTGAAAATTGCTATAATGAAAGTAATTTGGACAAAAGGAATCCACGGAATAAGTTTTTTTCAAAACTCTTTAATGTTAGGTATCGGAACACTAAAAGAGAATTTAGGTAAAGAAATAGCAGATGGATTAATTGAGGATATAAAAAATAAATTAAAATAGAATGGCTAACACGGTAATAAATCAAAGTCCACTTTATAGGGATAATTTAGTAGGACAACCACTTTTATTTGGAGTGACTAATGATGTTGATGTTGCAACAGAAACAAAGGTTAAATTTGTAGCAGAAGTATATGTAGATGACATTTGGCCTACAGTTACACCAACAAATCTTATTGGAGTATTTAAAACAACACCAAATAATGATGGAACAGGACAATGGGATTTAAGGAATATTATAGAATCCTTTTGTTCTCCTGATAATATGGCGACAAATAAATCAACATATAAAGGTACTCTAACATCTGATACATCTCCTCACCCTTTACATATTGTAGATAAATGGAGTCAAAGTGAAAACCTAGCAATATATTTTAGATGTGTTTTTTATTTGGAATGTTTAGGTGGAGACCCTGTATTTCCTAATATGGTAGCAAAAAAAGCAGGAACAGAAATATATAGTAGTTATTATAGATGTTGGGATGGTTATGTAAAAAATACCGACATAATGAATAAAAGTAATTCTGCAAATCCAAATTTTTCATTCAATTACGGATTTAGTTTAACACCATTCTATATATATGTTGTGTTGTCTAAAAAGCAACAAAGATATTTGACCAATATGCCGATGGTTACTAAATGCAATATAAATGATTACGGAACAATATCCATGTTTGTTGCTTGGACATCTTTTACTCAAATTGTATGTAATTTTCATAATGAAAGTGGAACAATATTAGGAACAGAAATCGTTCCAAAAGATGCAGTAAATGGCGCTTATGGAAATTTTACAGGACAAACAAATCAACTTATATTACACTTTGGATGTTATCCAGGGAATTTTCAAAATTGGAGTCCTACTTTTCAAGCATTGGTATCAGCAGGAACAATTCAAGGGGGTTATATAACGGTACAATGTACCACAAACTCTTTAGCAACAGCAAGTGAAAGTTTAAAGATTAACATAAATTGTCCTGACTTAAAAGGATATGAGCCTGTTAGATTATGTTGGTTAAATCAATATGGCGCTTGGGATTATTGGACATTCACTAAAAAAAGCACAAGAAAATTAAAGGCAAAACCAACTACTTGGAGTCAATTAGCAACTACTTGGAATGAAAGACATAATAAAATAGAGGGATTCAGAGGTGGTAAAAAAGAATTCAAAAGACATTCATTGGAAAATTGGACAATAAATACAGATTATGAATTGGAAAGTTATAATGTTATATTTGAGGAATTAATGAATAGTCCAGAAGTATATATGTTGCACCCACATTCAACAGCAGATGAAAGGTATGCTGATAAATCATCAAAATATGTTACTCCTGTAAGAATAACCGATACTGATTGGACTTATAAAACACACGCAAATGATAGTTTAATTCAATATACATTTAAAATAGAATTAAGTAAAATATTAAGAACACAACAAGTATAATATGAATGTTCAATTAATTTTATTCCCACAAAATTATAAAGGTGCAGGCACTCCAATAGCAGACCCACCTGCAGAATTCATAATGGGAGACATAACAACCAAGTATAATTCCACAATAGGTACCAATGCATTTACATCACCGGGTATAGGTTTAGTTCAATATGCATTAGATTTTTATTATACAGGAAGTGGAAGTCCAATGCCTATAAATCAATGGGTAAGTAAATATCAAAGAGTTATAAGCAGTATTTCACATAATAGCAATGGGGGTCCTCCTAATTTACCATTATTAGTTTTAGGAAAAAAACAATCAGGAATTTTACAGAAAATGTCAGGTATGACTCCTGGCGACACATACGAAGCCAAAATAGATGTATGGGCAGGTGCAGGTGGATTAACATATCCTGCATCAGACCCTGTTGTTAGATTTTATCATTGTTATGACGACCAAATTGTGACAG